ATATATCAAATAACCCCATAATAGAATAATTTATTCAAAGTTAACAAATTTTAATTACCAAACGCCGACGACAAACTTCGGCTTAAACTCGAACCAAGTTCTCATAGCTAGCATATCCGAGAAATCGGGGGACCTTCCTATAAGTTGCTTTACTTTATCTTTTGGGATAATTCCCTTCTTAGCGTCGTTATCTACTGACTTTTGCTTTATTTGCTCTAACTCTTCTACGATCATTTGTTTGAAGTTAGAAGGGCAGTCTATAAATAATTCGTCGCTATTAATTTTCTCGGCTAACTTAAAATAACATTGGCTCTTTAAGTTGTCGAAGTTATCCTTTGTTCTACTTATCGGGTTTTCTAGCGGAGAACTGTTATTAACAAATCCTCGGCAATTTAATATATCGACCGCTCCCCCGCCTACGCCGTCTTCGTCTAGTAGTACGTTAGAAATAGGGATCGAGTTCTCGGCCATTAATTGTCTAACGATCTGCGCTACTTCTACTATCGACTTCTTAGAGTACCTATAAACTTTAACGCGGTACCCACTCCATACACCGATAACAGTACTATCGTTACCAAACCGAGCAACGTCGCAAGTAATATACTTGTCGCCACTACTAACAAAATCGTTACTAAAGCTATTAATAATCTTATCATAGTCTATAAGGCTTGAAGGATCGGATAAGTACTCCCAATTACCAAACAGTAAACGCTCTTTACTTTCTTTGTCTAAAGTTAATAAGTTTTGTTTATAGTGTTTAGAAATAAAGGGATTATCGTCGACGAGTGATTGAATAAACTTTTTATTTGGTTCTAGTTCTGCGTCTCGATCCGGCTTATAAAACTCGGAGTAGGTCCAATTCTTAGCGGGGTTACAAGTGTATAACTGTTTCGGGATTAGGTTGTAATCGTCTAGCCTAAAACGAATCCTAGACTTTACGATATTCTTTGCCTTATCGGTTACTTGATTTGCCTCGTCTATAAATGAATCGGTTATTTCCAACGATCCTAACTCGTCAAAGTTTGGATCGCTAGGGTATTGAAATAGATCCTTTAGTAAGATTACGGAACCATTAAAGAACTCTATTTGATTTGATTGCCCGTTATATCTATAATGCTGACCGGCTAATAATCCTTGTATTTTAGCTACTTGAAAAAAGGAAACTAAAGTAGTTTCTTTAAGTGTCTTTAGGACCGCTCGACCTATAAGGCCTCTAGTTTCCGGATATTTTAATCTGCGTTTAATTTGAAAGTAACACCCTAACGCAGTTTTACCGCCTCCGGCTCCTCCGCCGAATAATACTTCGTTTGTTGTGTCGTCCTCTAAATAGTCTAAAGCGATTGTCTGCTTTACTGTTAGCTTCATATTTGGATTATAAGGAACCCGTTTTAGTTTCGTAAGTCTTCTCTTCGTTCCAAGTTACTTGCATATTTCCGGAGTGTTCTATTTCTTGTTTTTCTACAAATCCCCTTTTCTTACCTTTTGTTTTTAGATAAAAGATAGTAGACGAAACTTCGCCTTCCTCAATTTGTTTATGGAGTTTACTTTCTACAAAGTCTAAAGCTATGTCTGCTATACTTTCTACTGACTCTTTGTAAGACTCGTCTTCTCTTAGCCAACGATAGTGAGTTTCTCTAGATATTCCTACCATTCGGCAAGCCGTAGTAACTATTCCTAGAGACTTTTCTAGGGCTTCAATCATTCCTTTTTTATTTATGTCATTGTTTGTCATAGCGCAAAGTTAAAGATTAAACCCGCAGTTCGGGCAAGTTATCGGTTCCTTAACGTTAGTCTCGTCTTTTGGTTCCGGTACTTCTTTGTCAAAGGTAGGTAAATCTAATCCCCAATCTACGAGGGCAGAAACGGACCATTCATTCGCTAGCGTGTCCCAATCCCAAGCGCCAAAGGCTAGGTTATCTTTGATAATAAACTCTTCCTTTTGTTCTTTAGTAAAGTTCATTACTTGCTTAACGGGAACGTCTAAAAGGCCGGCTTCTATGCAAGCCCTTAGACGCATATTTCCGCCGAGAACTGTATTATTCTCGTCGATTACAAGGGGACGTAATTCTAACATTTGGGGGAAGGATCTAATAGACGCTACTAGTTGCTTGAACTTATCGTCCGTTATATAACGGGGGTTAGACGGGTTAAATCGTATTTCGTTTATATTCATAATGTTTTTATTTGCCTTGGCCTTTGTAGGCTTTAGTCGGTTTGTCTTTAGGTCCTTTTGTTTTACTTGCTTTGCCGCCTTTTCTGCGGCCGAAGATTACTTTACCGGAGTTACTTAGTTTCGCCATTTTTATACTTATTTATTATTTCATACAGTTCGGCCCTCGTCCATTTCTTGACTCTATCGTTTACGGCTTGACGTTCTAGGTTCTTTACTGCGTCTTCGCCTATTTTTCTTACGAGTCCTATTCTATACATAGCTTGGTTGCCGTATTTATACATATTGCAAGAAGCGCATTGAATATTAACGTTTTGTTCGTTGTATCTAAGGGAAGAGAAACCTTTAACGGGGAAATAGTGGCCGGCTTGATTGGCCGAGTTAGATCCGCAAGAAATACAAGTTTCGTCTTCGTCTCTTTTACGAACATAAGCGTTAAAAACCTTTTGAGTTTGCTCTAGTACTTTGGGTAACGGCTTTAATGTCATTAACCAAATTTAGGATTTATTTTTATAAATTACTCTTTTGGCCTCAAAGTATAGGTTAAATGTAATTAGTAGTAAGCAAGCTAACGGGACCGAAATAAGGAGAAAGTATATCATTTGTAGGATAAAAATAACTGTCGCTTTTATCATTTTATTTATTTTAATTATCTATGGCAAAATGCGCCACAGCTTGTCTCTTTTTTAAGTGATTTATATAGTTTTTCTATATCGGGAAACATTAGCTTTTCTCTTTGACATTCTAGCATTAAATCCCTAAGTCTTTTACCGTTACCCATTATAGAATAGAACTTTTTTCTTTTATCTTGTATTTTCTCCTCAAATTCAACCATTTCCATAAATTCAAATTGGTTTAAGTGATACATTGCTCTATATTCTTTCTCCGATTTAAAAAAACACATTCTACAACCTCCTCTTAACATATAAACGGGAAAATTTGGGTGCATACCGTTTTTAGTTAATATTTCCTCGCAGTCGTTTCGATCTAATCCGTCTTCGATTAAAGGATAAGTATATTTTACGTTTGGCATTGCTTCTAAACTACCCGTTCTACCTTGCTCGTCATAATTAAACCCTATCATTAATTCGCAGTCTCCTTGTTCTTTTAAGTATTTATCTATTGGAGCGGCTTTAAAATAGTTAGTACAAAATCGCATTTGTTGACTTGGCATTACTTTACAAGCTACTATAAGATCCTCTAAACTTGTATATAATTGCTTTTTATATAATTTCCCCCCCCCAATCCTAATTAAGTTAAAATCGCCTTTATGAAATTCTTTTAGGTATTGTTCTACTTTATCTATTCTATTATACATTTCTTTATGTTCTGCGCCGGTATCGCACCAAATAGCGCTAGCCCCCTTACCGTATAATAGGCACATAGTCGTAGACTCTACTCCTCCGCTAAATGATATATATTTTTTCATAATTGATTGTTATAAAATAGCATTAAAGTATATTTCTTGCATTGATCCCGAACAAAGTCTTCGCTAGCTAATCGCTCTTCGTCTTCCTTATTTTGTAGTCTAGTCCGGTAGAACGCCAGGACCTTACTTTTTATCGCCTCGGCTTTGTCTTTGTTTATGATCGTAGCGTTTAATTGTCTTCGTTTCCAAAGTATATCAAAAGCCTTAGCATTTAGGAACCTAAAGTCCTTACTTTTTGAGTCGGCCCAAAATTCTTGATTTGAGGCTAATATTTCCTCTTCCGATACTTCTCTAGGCTTTGGCTCCGGTAACTCGACTACTACGCTCCTACGGACCTTAATAGCGATTTTTTCGTAGGCGCTTAAAACCTCCCCTACAAACTTAGGAGTAAACTTAATTGCTTTGTCTACGTCTAGCTTATTTAGGGCGTACATTTCAAAGGCGCAACCTAACTCTTTTAGACAAAAACGTTTATAGTTATCTATTACAAAAGTTACCATAAACTCGAACTCTTCCGCAGTTGGTATAGTACACCCGCTAAAATGTAGACAAGTCTTTAAATGTTCTTTTACTTCGATCCTAGCGCAACGTCCTACGCCCATAGTTTGGAGCGCGTCTAATACTTTTAATTCGTGTTTTTCTAGAGCGTTAGAGACTCTTAAGTTTGGCAAACTCACGCTCGGCGTAAGATTGTTTATTGTAGTCGGGATTAGTTCGTTTAACGATTTCATCTAGCCAAGATTTATTATTTAAAAATGTTTCGGGGTTTTTGCGGAACTGTTTGTCGGGAACTGCCTCTATGTATAAAGGTAAATAATTCATTATTTGATTTCGGTCATTATCGGATAATTTATTCCACTTACTTTTTAGTTTTTGCTTATCGCCTACCTTTTTGTCGTAGTCATTCCAAAAGAAGTCGAAATCTATATTTATATTTTTATCTTCATTTACATTTTCATTTTCATTCTCCATAAGGTTAGGCGTAGGATAACCGATAGGATAACCACTAGGTTTCTCACTAGCTTTAGGCCTACCTCCCTTAAACCCATTGTTTCTACGGCTTTCGGTAAAATTTGCTCTTTTTTCTATTTCCTCTTTAAGCCTAGACTGAAAATAATTTCCTTCTTTATCTTTTACAAATTTGCGCATAACGTCAACCGAAACGGAACCTACGGTTAACCTAATGGTTTTCTCGCTTAAACTTCCTTTTTGATGTTGGAGACAAAGTAAAGTAATATACTGTCCCCGTTCCTCCATTGTTAGATCGGATACTCCGTTCAAGAAATCGCTACTATAAAATAAAAACGCGGGATCTTTTGCCATAAAATAAAAGTGGCCTATCTACTCCCCCCTAGTCGGATTAGGGGTTCGTATCAAGGCCAATAAGTTTTAAATAGGTATCCGACACCTAAAACAAATATAAGTAATTAAATATAAACTTCGTCCGCTTTACTTGCTCTTTTTCTAAAGAATCCTTCGTAAGTAGGGTACTCCTTCATAAATAAGCGGGAGTAAAACGGCTTCGCGTTATTGTTAACCTTAAAGTCGTCTCCGTTTGCTTTTACCGGAGTCTCCCAACGAATAATATTAAAGATAAATTCTGCGGATAAATTCTTAAATCCTCGCTCGATAGACTTAAACGTATAACGCTTAAAGTACTCGTAAATCTGCGGATTTTGTTTATGATAATCATTAAACCATTTAAAATCCTCTGTTTCTAGTTCGTCAAATAAAGTCTTCATAACGTTATTAATTTAAAAAGGTAAATCGTCTATTTGTTGGTTATTACTGTATTCCTTTTTAGCCTCCGGATTAAACTTAATTTCCTTACCGCGACCGACGTAATCTTTTTTCTTTTTTTCTGCGCGGTCCTCTTTGGATTGGTTATTCCATACGGAGTGAGTGTTATCCTTCTCGTCCTTTTCTCTTAGTAGGTCGATAGCTAGGTTTGCGTAGTGTTTTACTCCGCTTTTAGTTTGGACCGGAACCCAAGTTATTTTATCGCGTTCTACATTAATTACTATCATTTTCTTGATTTTTTTTAGTTACTAAAGTTGTTTTTATTTCTTTAATATTTGGGTTATAAATAAACAAAATATAAGGGTTTGCCACTTGACTATTAATCGTTTTTTTGAAATCTTCATTTATATTATTAAAAGGAATTTCGATTATTAATATATCAATAAATGTAGGAGTTGGATAAGCATTATTATATAAATTATTATTATACATATTTATTTATTTAAAGTTAATGAATAAGTTTGTTTATAAGACTTTAGAGGGATTTGTCCGCGCTCGAATTTCTTAGCGCTTTCCTCTATTTCTTTTTGCTCGGCCTTTAATACTTGTATTTGGCCTTCTAGTTCGGCCCACCTTTCGGAGTAGGCTCCGTAGTCGTAAGTCTGCGAATCCTTTAGGGAAATCTTAGCCCCTAAGTAATCGTAGGTTCCTTTAGGACATTTACTTAAGAAGTCGATAATATACTCCTCGGACTTTACTCTTAAAGCCTTAGCAAAGTTTTCGATAGCCGCTATTTTAACGGCTACGAACTCCGGATTTATACGACCGTCCTCTAATTGGAGTCTAATCGTTTCCGTTATTTGATCTATTTCGGTTTTTGTTGGCGCTAATTGGCCTAGTGTTATTTCGTTCATTTTATTAAGTTAAAGTTATTACAATATTATTTTTATTCGCTTCTAAATGATTATTACCGGTAAGTTTAAACTCGTAGCCTAATTTACTATATTTTACTAATTTTTCGTCTTTGTTAAATCCTAATAAACGGACGTCCTCTTTATAAATAGTTATAGCGAAAAAATCGTCTAAGTCTAGTCCTAACTTTAGTAACTGTATTAAATTTGTTTCCATTATTTTAGGGATTTTTTGCGTTCAGTAAATAAAGGGACCAATTCTAGATCGTTTACGATTTCCTT